GTTACATCAGGAAAGGTTTTACTAGAGACATTAGTAACAAAAACGATACTAAGTGCCTCATTAAGTAACGATGTTTTTCGATTTATTTCTGACAATACAGAGTTAGTCGAGATAGAAAGTGGCGTTGTAAGAAACGAGTCCGGAGGATTAGCCTTACGAGCTGCAATAGAAACAGCAGTCTTGCAAATAATCAAGGAGGGTACAGAGGCAGGCTATTGGAGTATAGATGAAAAATTTAAAAATATTGATTGCGACGATGCTTGTATTTCCGCTTTACGCGGCTGATAACGAGATATATGTAGATCAGGCTGGGGCCACACTAAACTTAGACCTAGAACAATTAGGCTCTGGAAATATCATAGGTGGGCTAAATGCTACCGCTGGTTCGATGACTTTTCTTGACCTGGACGGAGGCACTATGACTTTAGATATAAACCAAATAGGTAGTTCTAATACCTTTTTAGGAGACATCTTAGCTGATAACTTTACAGGTTTTTTTGAGTTTGATGGAGACAGTAATGACTTCACTATCCAAGTAGACCCTACTAATACCTACGGAGCTGACGATGGTGACTTCAATGTAGATGTTACAGGTGACAGCAACGACTTTACTTTAAATGTAGGCACATCAGCACTTGCTGCTACTTTAGACCTAGACTGGATTATCAATGGTTCTAGTAATACATTTGATTTTGATATTAACTATGATGGCGGTACATCTTACGTAGATGTAGACGGTGACTCTAACAATGTTACATTTGACGGCTCAGGATATGCCGGCGGGTATTTTTACCTAGATCAAACAGGAAGTTCAAGAACATTTAACATACAACAACAGAGTACACTAGATAATGACTGGCTTAAAATTATTTCTACTGGTTCTTCTGGTACTGTCTGTGTCATACAAAACGACGGCGGAACAAGTACCGGCTGTTAGTATTGGTGGTATATCAGAACTAAAAGGAGACGCTAGCGTACTAAGGGATCAACCTTACGGTGCTGCGTTAGACTTCGACATCCAACAAATGGACGACGTCCGCACAACCAAGGGACGTGTAGGTATTACTTTCCTGGATGATTCTATTGTCCGACTAACAGAACATTCAAAACTTGTAATTACTGAGTATGTATACGACCCTGACCCATCTAAGGGTAAGATGGCTTTGCGTTTTGCGAACGGCACAGCACGTTTTGTTAGTAGTAAGCTAGGAAAAATAGATAAAAAGAACATCTCGTTATCCACACCTACAGCAGATATAGCGATTAGGGGTACAGATTTTACTGTTACAGTAGATGAGCTAGGCCGATCTCTTATTATATTATTACCAGATGTTAACGGAATATCTAGTGGCGAGATACTTGTTACTACCGCAATGGGCACAGTTACATTAAACAAACCTTATGAAGCTACAACTGTTAATGTGTTTGAATCTACACCAAGTAAACCTGTTATTTTAGATTTAACTTTAGACATAATAGATAACATGTTAATCATAAGTCCTCCGGACGAAGCAGAGTTATCCACAGATCTATCCACAACGTCCGCAAATAGCGGAGCAATTCTTGATATTGATTACTTAGAATTTAATGATTTAGAGTTTGATTACTTAGCAGAAGATTCACTTGAATTTAGTGAGCTCGATATCAACTACCTAGACGTAAATTTTTTTGAAGATTTACTAGCAGTCATACAAGAGTTAGATACATTAGGAGATCAAGCTTTAGCTACAGGTTCTTTGGTCCAGGGTACAAAGTTTGGTCAAGATTTAACTACTCAGATAACAACTTTTACACAAGACGATACTCTTATTTTAGAGAGAGCAGTAACACAGGCTACTAAGTTGACCTTAAATATCTCGCAGGGATATACTATAATATTGTTACAGGATGGTAAAACACAACAAGTGTTAGTAAATGGTGGAGGTGACTCTACTATTACAATAACACAGGGGTCAGGATGATCGGATTTACATGCGGAGCTTTTGATTTATTACATGCAGGACATGTAGTTATGTTTAAAGAAGCTAAAGAAAATTGTGATTACTTAATCGTAGGATTACAAACAGACCCATCTATAGACAGACAAGAAAAAAATCAACCAGTTCAATCTATCTATGAACGTTACATACAACTCCAGGCAGTTAAATACATAGACGAAGTTATACCTTATGACACAGAAAAAAGTTTAATTGATTTATTAGAAAGCACAGAAATACACATAAGATTTATAGGGGAAGATTATGTAGATAAACATTTTACAGGCAAAGGTATGCATGAGATCTACTACACTAACCGTAAGCATTCTTTTTCTACTACAGAACTAAGGAGTAGAAGATGAAAAAATGGTATTCATATATAACTGTAGCTTTATTAACTTTACCTTTATTGTTTAGCTGGCAGGCATTAGAAGTACTAAAACTAAAAACATTTGACGCACTCGTACAAACACCAGATCCATCTGGCTGGTTTGTAACGTTAGATATAACAGAAGAAGATGTAGCGCTTGCGGGCGGATGGCCGTACCCGCGGCAAGACCTTGCACGAATACAATTAGATTTGTTGGATGCAGGAGCTTTAGGCGTAGGTTGGGTTGTTGCTTTTCCACAAGCAGATAGATTCGGTGGAGATCAGGCATTTGCAGATGCTCTACTACAAGGACCTAGTGTAATCGCCACGTTTGAAGGAGGCAGTTCTTATGCGCCAACTACAGGAACAGTTATATTAGGAGATGGAGAACCTATACAGGGTATTGCTTCACAGGGTGTGATTGAAAATGTGTCCGTGCTAGCAGACTCAGCCTACCAGGGGCTGGCAGTTGCACGTACTGACGTAGATAATTTAGTTAGGCGTTTACCTTTATTGCTCCAGACTCCAGACGGTTGGACTCCGTCTTTTGGTATACAAGTTATTAAAATGATTAGTGGTTCAGATACGTACATTATTAAAGGACAGCAGGGGCAGATCGAAGAACTTACTGTTCCTAATTATGCAGAAGTACCTGTAGATAGCATTGGTCGTAGATGGGTATCTTGGGTTGACACACCAAGCACTAGCCTGGAAGAGATGGATGTACGTAATAAGTTTGTGTTTGTAGGTGTAAGCGCAAAAGGTGTGATGCCTCAAATAGCTACGCCAGTTGGCTTGTTGTACCCCCACCATATACAGGCTGCGTTAGCTGAAAGCATGACCGTAGATGTACCAGCAATACCAGGCACTGCGTTACTATATGAATTACTTATACTTGTAACAGTCCTACTATTAACCATAGTTATAATACGTACATTAGGGCTCGTCGGGACCGTAGTAGGAACCGTGGGCCTCGTATCGTTGACCGCGGTCGGTGGTTGGTATTTAATTACATCTAATATACTTATAGATGTAACTTATAGTATATTATCAGCTATACTTATATCTGTACAAGAATTCTATTTACGCTTTAACGAACAGTTTAAATTAAGGCAGTTAATAAAAAAACAATTCGAGCACTACCTGGATCCTAAACAAGTTGCACGATTACAAAATAATCCAGAGCTACTTAAGTTAGGAGGAGAACGTAGAACTTGCACGTTCTTGTTCACTGACGTCAGGGGGTTCACAAATCTGTCCGAAAAGTTAGAGCCTGAAGAAGTAACAGACATAATGAATAAAGCTCTTACCGTACAAGTAGAATGCATCCAAGCCCACGGTGGCATGGTTGACAAGTTCATAGGCGACGCGTGCATGGCCATCTTTAACTCCCCCCTAGATTTAGATGAACACGAACAACGCGCTGTCGCCTGTGCTCGGGATATGCGTACGGCAATAAAAGCGCTGCAAAAAGAATTGCCTGAACCTGTAGCCATAGGTATAGGTGTTAATACAGGTGAAGCAGTAATCGGTAACATGGGCTCGGACTCTCGTTTTGATTATTCAGCAATAGGAGATGCCGTAAACACAGCCGCACGATTAGAAAGTGCAACTAAAGAAGCTGGTGTTGATTTATTAATTGGAGAACGTACAGCCTCTAAGATCCCGGGGGCTAAGTTGCACGACACTATAAAAGTAAAAGGTAAAGCCAAAGCTTTGAAGGTGTATACTATTTAAATGGCAAGAAACTATAAAAAAGAATATGCAAACTACCAAGGCACAGATGCACAAAAGAAAAGACGTGCTCAACGTAATAAAATACGTAGGCAGATGTTAAAAGATGGTCGTGTTAGAAAGGGGGATAAAATGGATATACACCATAGAGATGGAAATCCATCAAATAATTCTCCAAGTAATGTAGTTGTAAAGCCTAGGTCAAAAAATAGGTCTTTTGCAAGAAAATGACCTCACAGGATGCTCTGTAACGCATTTTGTTAAGGTAACTAAGGCCTTAGGTCCAACTAAATCAATATTTATCTGGGGGGCTTTCCTGTGCGTCAGATAAAGATTCTTCTTTTTCGAGGGTTTTTATGAGTCTATTTAAGTACCATTGTGCTTTTAAGACATCTTGTAGGCCTTTTTTAGCTTCATAGCGCCACATGTACTTTTGAATGTTACCTTTTAAGTAACCTTTGAAAGCGTCAGGCGTCATACTTTCTTCTATTGCCACAATACATTCTACGTTTCCTGTGTTGTAATGCGGAGGTGAGTTTACATAATCAGTCATTTGTTTCTCCTAAACAAAAATTAGTTAATACTTCTATAAATATTTTAAACGGTATTGCTTCTTTTTGAAATTGTTTTAGTGTGATGTGTGTAAGTGTAAA